TACCTCTACTAGTATTTAGATCTAAGAGTGGAGGTGCACACGTATTTTGTTTTACAACAGTTCCTGTTGAAGCAAAACTAATGCGAGATAAGTTAGTATCAGTTAGTGCAGTGTTAGGTTACGGTGGATCAGAAGTGTTTCCAAAACAAATAGAATTAAAATCAAAAGATGATACAGGAAACTTTCTAAATTTACCATACTTTAATGGTGATAAAACAACAAGATATTGCTTTAATGATCAAGGTGAAGCTGTTAATCTGGAACGTTTTTATTTACTACATGATTTATATAAACTTACTCCAGAACAATTAGAAGTATTAACAATCAAAAGACCTGACTCAGAATTTAGTGATGGTCCACCTTGTTTAGAATCATTAACACAGACAGAAATTAAAGATGGTAGAGATAGAATTATTTATCAATACATTCAATATGCAAAAAGAAAATGGCCAGATAGTTGGCAAACAAAGATTAATGCATTTAATTATAAATACTTTGAGAAGCATCCTTCAGGACCTTTAGAAGATAGAATCGTTCAAGGTAAAATAAAATTTAATGATGGTAAAGATCTGGGTTTTAAATGTAATGAAGATCCAATGTGTAATCATTGTGATAAGAAATTATGTAGAACAAGGAAGTATGGTATTGGTGGAGACGCAGTGTTTCCAATACTATCTGATCTACAAAAAGTAGAACTAGATGAACCTTATTATTGGGTCAATGTAGATGGGGATAGGGTAAAGCTAGACAACATCGATTGTTTAATGGAACAAAGATTGTTTAGAAGAACCGTTGTAAAACAAATCAATAAGAAACCACCACGGATCACGGTTAAAGAGTTTGAAAAATATACAGATATGTTACTGCAAGGTATTGAAGTAATTAAAGCACCAAAAGGTTCTTCAATGGTGGATCAATTAAAAGAACATTTAGAAGAGTTCTGTACTAATAGAACTGCAGCAGAGACTACTAAGAAAGATATCTTAAATGGAAACGTCTTCACAGAAGAAGGCAAACATAAATTTATATTTCATAAGTTTTATCATGGACATTTACTTAGAAAAAAATGGCCAGAGAAACCACAGGTTACACAACAAATGCTAAAAGAATATTGTGAATGTAGTGATGATCGAATTGTAATTGGCAAGAAAAGACCAACAATTATGGTAGTAGATGCATTTGAGAAACCAGACAAAACTCATACACCTAAAGTCTTGAAAGAAAAGGATCCATATTAATGAAGACAATTGTATTCGGCCCACCAGGTACAGGAAAGACACACACATTATTAGAAAAAGTAGATGAATATTTAAAGACAACTAACCCAGATCGAATTGGTTACTTTGCTTTTACAAAGAAAGCTGCAAACGAAGCTAAAGAAAGAGCAATGAAAAAATTTAATTTGGAAGAGGATGATCTTCCATATTTTAGAACACTACATTCATTAGCTTTTAAATCACTGGGCTTGAAAAAAAATCAAGTAATGCAAAAAAGACATTACGAAGATTTGGGTAGAAAAGAACATTTGTTTCTAGACTACAATGATTATGATGAAGAAGAGACTGGATTATTTTCTACTAAAAGTGATTACCTTAGAATAATTAATTTAGCTAAACTTAGGAACATTACAATAGATGAGCAGTATAATTTAAAAGAACATAATCAAGATGTTGAATACTCAACCCTAGTACATTTAAGTAAAAGACTAGTAGACTATAAAAAAGAATATAATCTTATTGACTACAACGATATGATTTTAAATTTTATCAAAGAAGAAAAATCACCAAACTTTGATGTAGTATTTATTGATGAAGCTCAAGATCTATCTTTAATGCAATGGGATATGGTTAAACATATTACTGATAAAACAGTTGATTCTTTTATTGCAGGAGATGATGATCAGGCTGTATTTAGATGGGCTGGTGCAGATGTTGATTCATTCATTGCACAAAAAGGAAAGATTATTGAACTTAAAGAATCTAGAAGAGTTCCAAGAAAGATACATGAGCTAGCAAACTCAATCATTGGTAGAGTTAATAATAGAGTAGAGAAGAGTTGGAACCCTAAACAACATGAAGGAAAGTTAAGTTCTTATGATCACTTTGAAGATGTAGATATGTCAACTGGTAAATGGTTGGTGTTAACTAGAACAAGATCAATGTTAGATGCACTAGAAGAAATATTAAGAGACAAAGGTTTTTATTATGAGAATAGATTTAAAAAACTTTATGAAAAAGATATTCAAATCGCTGCAACGAACTGGGAACATTTAATTAAAGGACAGATGTTAGATTCAAAACAAATAGAAAATATTTCAAAGTACATTAGTGTTGAGAAATGGAACAAGGATAAATTAAAATCAATGGTGAAGAATGCTCTTTATAGTTATGACCAATTACATAATGACTATGGACTTCAAACTAATGAAATTTGGTATGAAGCTTTTGATCAAGCTGGAGAGAAAAGAATTACTTATATAAGACGTATGAAACGTAATGGAGAGATGTTGAACCAAGAACCACGGATAAAACTATCAACCATTCATAGCGCTAAAGGTGGAGAAGAAGACAATGTAGTTTTACTAACTGATCTTACTTTCAATACTAAAAAATCATATGACAAAAACCAAGATGACGAAACAAGATTGTTTTATGTAGGTGCAACTAGAACAAAGGAACACTTACATATTATAAGACCAAAAGATGATAGCAAATGTTACCCAATGGAGGAGGTATTATGACGAGTAAAGGCGTATTAGATGAAGCGTTTCCACAAGATAAACAAATAGGAGGATCACACTATAAAAAATTTAAGATTCAACCTTATGAGTTTATCTCAAAGAATGATCTTTCATTCTTTCAAGGCAACGTAATTAAATATGTTTGTAGATATAAAAACAAAGCAGGCATACAAGATCTTGAGAAAATTAAACACTACTGTGATTTGGAAATATTAAAATTAAAAGATGACAAATGAGTGTAGCAAAAAATTGGGAGTTGCATTACAGAGAAAAATATGAGCCACAGATTAAAAGATTAACTGAAAGATATAATAAAATATATGACGAAAATCAAAAGATGAAAAGAAGACTAAAAAAATATGAGGGAAGTTTAAGGATGATTTGTTACTACAACAAAAAGGAGGAAAAATGAGTTGGCAAGAATACAGAGCAAGAGCAAAAATAATAGAACAAAACTTTGCGAAGAATTTAAAGGATCCTATATGGGCAAATGACTATCAAGATATGCAGGAGCATTGGGATGTGAAAGGTACTTTAGATAACGAACTGTTAAAGTTTGATGTTAAAGGTATGAAGAAAGTAAATCGTTGGGACAATAAACAACAAGATGATATTGCTTGGGTTGAAGGAACTAATGTAAGAGGTAAACCTGGTTGGGTAAAAGGTAAGGCAGACTACATAGTATTTGAAAGAACCGACCATTGGTTGTTAGTTCAAAGACAAGAACTACTGGAGCATGTTGAAAATAAATTAAAAGAAAAAAATTTTGAAAAAGGAAAAGGGGTTTATCAAATCTATCAACGTGAAGGTAGACAAGATAAAATTACCATGGTTCCTTTTCAAGATATGGAACAATTAACTAATATAAAAAGGATAAATAAAAATGCAGAAAATAATATTTAAACCACAGACAGAGTGGCTACCACCAGAAGAGTTTCCTGATTTATCAAAACATGATGAGATTGCAATTGACTTAGAAACAAAAGATCCTGAACTAACTAAGATGGGATCTGGAGCAATTATTGGTAAAGGAGAAGTTGTTGGTATAGCTATTGCTGTTGAGGGTTGGTGTGGATATTATCCTATCGCTCATGGCGGTGGTGGCAACATGGATAAGACTATGGTCCTTAAATGGTTTCAAGATGTACTTAATACTAAGGCTTGTAAAATATTTCACAATGCAATGTATGATGTTTGTTGGATCAGATCTATGGGTCTAAATATTAATGGTACTATCATAGATACTATGATTGCATCTGCTTTATGTGATGAAAATCAATTTCGTTTTGATCTAAATACTTGTGCTAAAAGATATGTGGGTACAGGAAAAGATGAAGCAGCTTTATATGCAGCAGCAAAAGAATGGGGAATTGATCCTAAAGGTGAGATGTATAAATTACCTGCAATGTACGTAGGTCAATACGCAGAAAAAGATGCAGCAATTACATTAAAACTATGGCAGTATTTAAAAAGAGAAATAGTCAATCAAGATATACAATCTATTTTTGATATGGAAACAGAACTATTTCCTTGCCTCGTTGATATGAGATTCTTAGGAGTTCGTGTAGATGTGGAAGAAGCCAATCAATTAAAGAAAAAATTAGTTGCAAGAGAACAAGCAGCGCTATTAGCAGTAAAAAAAGAAACAGGAATAGAACCTCAAATATGGGCAGCAAGAAGCATTGCCAAAATTTTTGAGAAATTAAAATTACCCTATGATGTAACTGAGAAAACATCTGCTCCTTCTTTTACTAAAAATTTTTTACAAAACCATCCACATCCAGTGGTTCAAAAGATTGCACAGGCTAGAGAAACTAATAAAGCTCACACAACTTTTATAGATACTATACTAAAACATTCTCATAAAGGTAGAATACATGCAGAAATAAACCAATTACGTGGAGATAATGGAGGAACAGTTACTGGAAGATTTAGTTACTCAAACCCTAATTTACAGCAAATTCCTGCAAGAAACAAAGAACTTGGACCAATGATTAGGTCTTTATTTATACCCGAGAAGGGCCATACATGGGGTGTATTCGACTATTCTCAGCAAGAGCCTAGGCTGGTGGTACATTACGCAGGATTACAAAATCTATATGGCGTTGATGATGTATTAGATTCTTATAATAATGACCCTAATACAGACTTTCATACAATCGTTGCAGATATGGCTAACATACCAAGATCTCAGGCTAAGACAATTAACTTAGGATTATTTTATGGAATGGGTAAAAATAAACTACAGGCTGAACTAGGAGTGGATAAAGAAACATCAGATGGTTTGTTTAAACAATACCATGATCGAGTTCCCTTTGTTAAACAGCTGATGGATAATGTTATGCAAAGAGCACAACAACGTGGTCAGATAAGAACTCTACTTGGAAGACTATGTAGGTTTCATCTATGGGAGCCAAATATGTTTGGCATGCATAAAGCAATGACACATGACGCAGCACTATTGGAACATGGACCAGGGATAAGAAGAGCTTATACCTACAAAGCTTTGAATAAATTAATTCAAGGTAGTGCAGCTGATATGACTAAAAAAGCAATGATAGAATTATATAAAGAGGGTATCATACCACATATACAAGTACACGATGAACTTGATATATCTATTGAGTCTCCAGAACATGCAAATAAAATAAAAGAAATCATGGAGAACGCAGTTGAATTACAAGTACCCAATAAAGTAGACTATGAATCTGGACCAAATTGGGGTAATATAAAATGATAAATTATGGCTTACTTAAATGCAAACATACCAGCAACTTATGCACAAATAAGAAGAGAGTATTTATATGATTGTAAAAAACATCACGGAGAAGTTGAAGACTGCATTGTGTTTGGTCTTAGCGCTCTTACAGGTCGTGCTATATTATTTCATGCTATTATGGAAA